ATTAGTTGAAAAGATAGGTTTTGAAATTCTTTCCAGATGTGAGGATTTTCAACATCATAAAGGCAGAATTTGCGGTTAATATCTTTGTTTTCCATTTTGTTTTTTGTTTGATTTTTAAATCCAAATTAATATTTCTATAACTTCTTTTAAAGCCTTAATTCCTCCAATTGGGGAATATGCTTTATTCTCGCCAGGCAAACATCCTTTTTGCCCTAATTCATTTATAGCGTAAAATTTATATGAATTACCTCTTCCGGTAAAAGGATTGATAAACATTTTTTCAGAAGATTCTTTAACGAAGGTTATTTTTTGTGCCATTTTGTTGTTTGTTTTTGTTGCTGCTCCGTTGCAGTGATACAAATTAAATACTTTCTTTTTAATTCTGCAAACATATTTAATAAAATAATTAAAATATTTTTAAAATAAATTATAACTCATTGATTTTCAGACCGACAAATATTTGGTAAAATTTACTTTTTTTGTCCTTTAATTTGCGATATGGAATTAGAGAATTTTAACCTTTCAGAATTTGATTCACCGGATCAATTAGGCAGCGGCTCAAAAATGAATCCTGACTTTCTTTTAAAGTTGGATAAGGCTAGAGGAATAGCCGGAGTGCCTTTTAAAATCAATTCTGGCTATCGTACTGAATCCCATAACAAAAAGGTTGGTGGTGAAACAAATTCAGCCCATACAAAAGGATTTGCGGCTGATATTGCCTATTCTGGTGGTTCCAATGGTTATAAGATTTTAACAGCATTAATGCAGGTTGGTTTTACCCGATTGGGAATTTATAAAACTTGGATTCATTGCGATTCTGATCCTTCCTTACCTTCAAAAGTTATTTGGTCAAAATAAATGAAAGAAACATTTTTTCAATTCGCTTGTAAACTTAAAGAGGATTCCTACAAGTTTATTTCCGACATTTCAACAGTTGGCATTGCTTCAATACTAACCAACTCCGAAAACTGGCTACTAATTCATGGAGCCGCTTTCCTGATCTTTGGCAGAATTGTGCTTTTACTGGCAGATGCTTACAAAAGAATAAGAGACGTTAAAAAGCCTGAATGGGATAATATTGTGATTCCTTTGCTTAAAAAAGAAGCAGTTCAAAATCGTAAAAATTCCTTTTGGAAGAAATTAATTATTCAAATCAAACAATTATTAAAATGGTAAAATATCTGTTTTTATTCACTTTTACATTTGCTTGTAATTCTCCAAAAGTTAGTCCAACTATTGATGGCAGACTGGAATACATTGAGCAAAAACAAAAATTGCAGGATCTTGAAATTACTAAGCTTTACGCCGAAAATGATTCCTTGGTCAATTTGTGCTATTCAATTCAGCAAGATCAAAGGACTACCGAATACTACCTTAATCAAGATTTTGAAAGGCTACATTCTAAAATGGATTCCCTTTCCAGATTACCAGGCGAAAAAGGCAAAGGTTGGAGAATATTAGGCCAGATCTTTGGCGAAGCTGCTAAACGAGTAATACCAGGCTTATAATGAACTTTCAAAGGTGGATGGAACTTGCCTCATTTGTTGCAGTGATTCTATTTACTGGAGGGCTTCTTTTTGGGGTTGGTTGGCTTTATAAGTTTGAAAAGATTGATACATCAGATAGTATCTTGATTTACGTTTTAGGTCAGTTTATTACTGGATTCTGGGACATGATTAAGAAACGGAATCGGATTGAACCCCAAAATCAAAGCCCAAAATCTCAATAGTTAATAGTTAAATTTGCACCATGCTTTCAGATGAACAACTGGCTATAATCAAATCCATTCAAGACTTACAGGATAAGTTAATTAATGACATGGATGGAAAACTACCAACTATTTTTAAAGACCTATCCGACCAGGTTATTGAAATTTCTAATGAATTTACATTTGATGCAAAAGAAAGGGTCGCTAACTTGCAAAAACTTAGAAAGTTAAAAACCCAAATAGCTGATACCATTGTCAATAATACTGCTTATCAATTAGCGGTCAAAGAAGTATTAACTGGATTTAAGGAAATTAAAAAGCTTTCAGATAGTTACTATTCAGCTTTAATTGATGGCTATTCCGCTAAATCTGAACTTTATAAAGCGATTCTGGAAAGTAACATTCAAACGACCTCAGACCTTCTTTTAGGTGCTGAAATCAGGTCCAACTTTGACAATGCCATTACTCAAGTATTGAAAGAAAACATTGCAGGGAATACCAATCGGACCAATCTGCAAAAGGTTTTGAGGGAGTTTATAAAGGGAACGCCTGAGCAAAAAGCTTACTTGGAAAGATATGTCAAACAAACGACAAACGATGCTGTGATGGTTTTTTCTAGGGAATACAACCAAGTCGTTAGCGATGATCTTAACCTTCAATTTTATACTTACGTTGGAACTCGAAGGGAGTCAAGTCGTCAATGGTGCATTTCCCGAAAGGGTAGGTATTTTAAAAAATCAGAAATTGAGAGTTGGGCCTCTCAGAATTGGAATGGCAAAATGCCACAAACTACTAAAACAACTATTTTTTCACTCGCAGGTGGATTTGGATGTGTTGATGAATTTTACGCAGTAACGAAATCCCAATATACAGCAGCAGAAAAAAGAGGCCTTACAGGCTTAAGATAAGCCCAATTCTTTAAGCTTATTGTTATAGGCAATTTCGGCTAATTCAAATGTTTTATGATATCCGCAATTGTGTCTTTTACCTTTATGTAAAATAAGTCCATTATATCTTGACCTATTTTCCCTATAATGGATTCCTGCCCTTCCTGTTTTAGTATTTTGTTGAAAATAATGTATTGAATTTTCTCTACTACTAACCCATTCAAGATTGTCAATATTGTTATTGGTTTTATTCAAATCCTTATGATTAACTACTTCTTTACCTTCAATAGGATTTAAAAAGGCTCTGGCTATTAAAACATGAGAATAATACTTCCGCTTAAATCCATCTATTGAAATTTGAATTCTTAAATAACCACCAGGTGTTAATAGTTGATTTAACAATTTTCCAACTGATTTTCTTATTTGATTTTGGCCATTTCTAAGAGGATAATTAAATTCCCTTTCAATAGAATAAATCCTTCCAAAATTCGAGGCGAGATAATACCCATTTAATCCTGGTACTTCTTTCCATATTTCATTTTCTAAATTTTAAACTTTCATAAAAATTCAAAAGCCCGATCAAACAGGTAGAGGACTGTCTAATCAGGCTTTAAGGTTTAAAACCAAGTTCTTCGTTTTGGCCTCTACTCCGCAACGGTGTAAATATACAAATTTTGCTTAAGATAAAAAAAGCGAACCTAAAATAGATCCGCTTTTCGCAATTTTCAAACCAAGAATTAATTTTTTATTTATTTCCTTGTGATACAATCCATTCAAGCTTAAGCATTTTGCACTGAGCGATAAATTCATCTTTTTTATCAATTGAATTTACCCGGTATTCGAACCAATCCTTTGTGATAGTCCGGCAAAGAATACCCATCTTGCCCAATGCCTCTATTTTTACAGGAATCTTTTCTGTCTTAATAAACCCAACAAAAACACTTCCATCCTGCAAAAGATTAAAAAGTGTTTGGTAGTCGGTGGATAATTGATAGGACGATTTCATGCTTTATTTACTTTATATTCCTAAACTTCTATAAATTTTAAAATAGACCTCAATCTAACTATTTCAAGCTTTCGTTTTCTAACATAAAAATTAAAAGTTGAACTGTTTTTTCCGCCTTTGGAAATATACTGATCTAATTTTCTTTCCAGAATTTGAACTTCTTTTTGAGTTGATTGAATTAATTCCCATTTGGAAAGTAATTCAATTTCAGTGATTGGTAGCCGTTCCATATCAACTTGAAATGTGTCTGCCATTTCCTAAGTGCTTAACATAGCCTTGCATCAAAGTAGCGGCTTTAAACCCTGCTTTTTTATACACCTGTCCAACTTCTTTTTCTGACTTCCAAGGCTCTTTTATGTTAAACTCTGTTACACCTGCATAACCATTGGGGAAAGTGTTTTTGTAATCGGATAGCCTCCTTAAAGTAGGCCCAAATGATGTGCCATGCCATTCCCCTCTGTAATCAGTTTTTACAATTTGGAATTTAGTTCCTGATTTTGTTTTCTGAACCGCTGGATGAACTGGATGCCCATTTCTTTCATTTCTTAATCTTAACCAGACCTCTGAAATGTTTGGTTGGCTTTGCAGAATATCCAGACTTTGAGCCATAAAGCCACTTGATAAAGTAATCCAATCGTCTTCTAATCCAAAGTAATATTCTGTTGTTACCTTAGACAAAAGACAATCTAATGCTTTTATTTGGCCTATTTTCGGACATGGCTCAATGAATTCAATTTGCGGAAACAGAACCTTTAAATGGTTATTAATTCCTTCTTTTCCAGAATCTTCATAAACATAAATTTTTGAAATTGGAAGGTCTGCAAACTTTAAAAACGATTCTATTGTTTGCTTTAATAAATCCTGCCTTCCGCAAGATGTAATTGTTACGTCAATCATTTGTTTCTAATTGGTTGTAATTGATTCAAAGGAATTGTAATCGAATCCCTATAATTCCCTTCCCGACAAACGACTGCATTCGTGCCTTCAATGGAAAGGATAACGACATTGGAAGTAGCGGCTATTACACCGCTATAAGGCCCACTACCTGCCAGATCATTGACTGGTTTACATAGGTCATATTGCTTTAATCCCGACATAAAAAAGTAAAAGTAAGAATGTGAGAATTAAGCAAAGCCATGAAAATAAATTCATTTTTGGCTCTTCGTTTTGTATCATTTGCATAATTAAAAAACGAAATATGAGTTATCAATTAATGTAAGTCTTGTGCCTTGTTCGCAAATGAAAGTATCTGATGAAAAAGCTACCAATTGATTGGCATGGCTTAATTCAGTAAGTGAAAAATTGCAACTCAATTCAACATTTTTTATCTTGGTCCTGAATGTTCCAAAAAATAAAAAGTTACCTGGCATTGATTCAGATATTTCTACTTTTCTAACAATAAATTCACCTCCCAAATGAAAAGCCATTCCTTGAATGCTTTCCAGACTGCAATCTGAAATGATGGACGTAATTGATTGACCTGACTCCCCTAATAAAAGCAATCCAGTATTTAGGAATGCGATTTCGCCAATTGGCTTAATGTTTTGTTCCATTTTTTTATTTGTAAATTTGTGGAGACAAACATAGAACAAGTTTTTTAATCTTGCAAGAAAATATAATAAAAAATGGCAAATTATAATTCTACTAAACAATTTTTAGAGGTTCAAATTAAGAACTTGCGACAGGCAATAAATCCAGACAAGGTTCTGCGTCAGGCAGTTGTAACCTTAGTTCCTGAAATGAAAAATAGAATTCAGCAGGATGGAAAAAAATCTGATGGCAGTCAAATCGGGCAATATTCTGATAAAACAATTACAGGAGGCCCAATCGCAAGTAGGTTTGGGCAAATAGCGACAAAAAAGCAGATTAGTGCAAGAATGAAAGCTTTTGGAGATACAACCGAGTTCTATGGCTATAAAGATTTTAGGGCTTCATTAGGCCGACAAACTGCTTTTATTGACTTGACATTAACAGGAGATATGATGCGAGATTTGAAACCAGGCCCGACTGGACCAATGTCTTATGGTGTTGGTTTTCTTTCAAACGAACAAAGGAAAATTGCAGGTTTTAATGAAGAAAGGTTTGGTGCTATCTTTGACCCGACAGATCAGGAATTAAAACAGTCGCTTGTAACCATCAATAAAGCCATTCAAAAAGAGTTAAGCAAATGAATAATAACACGTTACAAAAAATAAACTCTGAAATAAGAAGGCAGTTAAAGTTTAAGGTGTTAAACTATGGGGAAAGTCATAAAGTAATAACTGAAAATACTGGTTTTAATTACCGATCAATTGAAAGTGAAACACCTTGCTCAGTTGATGACAATTACGACTTGGTTTTGTTTTTTGTTCGTGAAAACTCTACACCCGATGAAACGGAAGGAAGGGGATTAAAACAGAAACTAAGCAGGTCAGTAAATTATAAACTTATAGCCAATTCCAAGTTAGCATCTAACGACTATAATTTGAACTATATTTTAAACAATATTAAAGAGGTTCAAAAAATTGGAACAACAGATAATAATTCAAGATCAATTGCACAAACCTATTTTGGCATTGATCAATTCGACTTTACAACTTATTTTTTGGCAATTGATTTTTCAATAATGGAGTTAATGGATTGTAATAATAATTCTTGCAGTGCTGGGAATTGCAATTGTCCACCAGGTCCGCAAGGGCCAGAAGGACCAGAAGGACCAGAAGGACCAGAAGGACCAGAAGGACCAGAAGGACCGCAAGGGCCAAAAGGAGACCAAGGCGATAAGGGCGATAAGGGAGACCAAGGCGATAAGGGAGACCAAGGTGATAAGGGCGACAAAGGAGACCAAGGCGACAAAGGAGACCAAGGTGATAAGGGCGACAAAGGAGACCAAGGTGATCAAGGTCCAGAGGGTCCACAAGGACCGGAAGGTCCACAGGGTCCAGCAGGCGAAAATGGTGAATCTGCTAGTTTATATCTTTACAATGCGAGAACAACTTCGACAAGTGGAAACCCTACACCTGGACGATTACTTTGGAACAATGCGACACAGATAAGTTCGACTCAAATAAACATTTCACATCTTACAGATGATGGGATTGATATTGATGTTTTTTTGGCATTGATAATCGTTGGAACAACCATAATTATTCAAGACAAAACTCAAAGTGCAAATTTTCAAACTTGGGAAATTAATGCCCTTCCAACTTTAATTACTGGCACAAATAACTATTGGCTTTTACCAGTTACCTTACTTTCTTCTGGAGGTACTGGAACAAGTAACTTTGCAAACAACCATAATTTGATTGTTGCTTTATTGCTGCAAGGGAATAAAGGCGACCAAGGGGATTCCGCTTACCAAGTAGCGGTCAATAATGGTTTTGTTGGAACTGAGGCGCAATGGTTATTATCTTTGAAGGGTTCAGATGGAACCAACGGAACAAATGGAACCAATGGCAATACTGTCCTTTACGGATCAGTTGCACCAACAACGGAGGGGGTAAATGGTGACTTTTTTATAAATACTGTTACCAATTTCATTTATGGTCCAAAGGCTAGCGGTGTTTGGCCTTCAGGTATTTCTCTAGTTGGACCAATTGGGCCCCAAGGACCGACAGGAGCTTTTAGTCCTCTAGGGCTTAAATACTTCAAGAATACTACAACTGTTACCCATACCGGTACGCTTGCAAATACTATTTTGGCTTCCATTTTAATTCCTGCCAATACCTTTGCGGAATCAAATTCATTTGAGGTGCTTATTAGAATGCAAACGGCCGCTTCAGTTGCTGCTAGTGTATTTATAAGGGGTTATTTTAATACCAGCAATTCCCTTAGTGGTGCTATTCTTTTTATGAATACGGCAATGCTTCCAGGTACGATTATGTCATTAGGTCAGAGAAACGTAATTGTAAAATCCAGTTCTAGTACGATTGTTTTTTCAGTGGCTACAACTGTTCAATCAGACATCTCTACTAGTGCCAGCGCACAGGCTAACTTAAATATTAATTGGGCAGTGGATCAATACTTAATAGTTGCGGTAACATTAGGCGCAGTAGGGCAAAGCATTAACCATTTAGCGACATTAGTCACTCCAGTAGCATGATAAATTTAATTTATAATTCAGGAATATTAACTTTTGAAAATGCCAATTACAGTATTATTGGCTATCAAAATATTGGTAATGAGGGGATTCATTTGTTCATTTCAAATGAAACCAACTCAATGGTCATTTATTTAAGTGTTGAAACTACAACCGTAAATGATACTACTTTTGAAACATTGACTGAGCTACTCACTGCTTTAGATAATCCGGTTGAAATACCAATTGAAACCTTGTAAAACATTTTAAAATGAAAAACGGACCACTAAAAAAGATATGTTCTGAAATTGAAAGACTTTTGAAAATCAAAGTTTTGAATTATGGGGAATCCCATGAGGTTATAACCGAAAACCAAGGCTTTAATTTTAGATCCATTGATTCAGAAAGACCTTGCTCAGTTGATGACAATTACGATTTGGTAATATTCTTTGTCAGGGAGAATTCAAGTCTTAATGATGACGAAGGAAGGGGGTTAAAACAGAAGCTTTCCAGAACTGTAAACTTTAAATTGATAGCCAATTCTAAAACGGCTTCAAATGATTACAACTTAAATTTTATCCTGAATAACATTAAAGAGGTTCAATTAGGCGACACCAGCAATGATGCTAAATCAATTGCACAAACTTACTTTGGAATAGATCAATTCGACTTTGAAACGTATTTCGTTACGATTGATTTTTCGATTGTGGAATTGGTTGATTGTTTGGATTGTTAAAATCGTACTTTTACAAAAAATATCAAAATGAATCCTCTTTTAGATTACGTTGGAATTCGAAGCTGTGGTGTAACTCCTGAATCTGGGATATTTATAAACCAGTTCCCGGGAATGAGTACTGAATTGATGGATAAAATAGCCAGCCAGGACCAAATCACATTTAAGCAAGTTTGGTCCGACATACAAGAATCTGCTTACCTCCGATTTAAGTCAGTAGTTCAGGATGCTTTGGTAAAATCAGGATCCGCAAGGTTTGACCAGGTTCTTTATCAAACTCAAAAGCCATTTGTTCAGCAATGGGCAGAAATAGAAGGCCAACCTGCTGAAGAAATTTATAGAGGCTGTATTGCTTCAATTGCCGGATCTCGCTATTTGGGCTTAAAAATCAAAAACATTTTGGTTTATAATTCCGGTGAAAGCGATGTTCCTTATGTCGATATTCGATTGGTTCAAACTCAGGATGGTAAAATCTTAAAACAATTGACCGAAACAATTAAACCAGGAATGAATCGGATTTCAATAAACGAAACCTTTTTTTCTGAATTTGATAAAATCAATATTGCCTTATTGGTTGATTGCACCAATTTACCAACTTTAAACGGTTCATTTATGGATTATGGTTATTTTGGATTTGGTGATTTAATGGACTTTTGCCCTGGTCAGTTTTCCAATTGGGTTTTGTCTGGTTATTCAATATTTCCATTAACCGCACCATTAGATTACGTTAAAGGAAACGGCTGGAATAATGATAGCAGTCAATCAGGGGTTTATTGGGATGCTGAATTAATCGCTTCTTTAGATGCTTTTATTGCCACTCAGAAAGAAGACTTGTTAGATGCCTGGACTAACCTACTTTGTAAACAAACTCTTTGGTCAAAACTTTCATCAAATCGGGTTAATTGGTTTACTCAAAGTAATCAGGAAATTACCAATGCAAACATGGCAACTTTTGAAAGTCAATTTATTGATGCTATTAAGATTTGGGCTAATCAATTGAACCTACAAGGCGAGGGTTTGGCGTTCAATTATTCTGATGCAGCCGTTGTTCAGAATCGGGGAATTAGGCCATAAAAAAACCAGATTTAAAATAAATCTGGCTTTTAAATCTTTAACCCTTTCTATTTATGAAAAACTACTTTTATTCTGAAAAAACGTATTTATCCGCAATTTGTTGAAAAACTTCTTTTGCAATAAAAGGGTCAGAATTTAATTTTCTTAAAACTGCTATGACTTCTTTATCTGGATTTTCTTCTGAGTATGGACTTTTTTCGCCCACTTCTAAAAGATGGTAATTACAAGCCAAAGCCAATTGTTCCCAAAATTCCATTGTAAAAAAAGAAACTCCGTGACCTTTGTATGTTCCTGTTTTAGGATTTGCATGGATCATCAAACCGCTTTCTTTTGTCCAGTTGTGGCAATTCAACAAAGCATTGTATAAATTAAAAACGTGTTCAACGGTTCCAAAATCTGTTAATAAATCTACATTAAAAACAGCATTGCTTTCTTTACTCAAATCAATGGCAATAGCCCGATTTTTACCATGTATATCAACGGTTGCAATATTTAGTCCAATTGATTTATAGAACTCGTCAGACCGCTGAAATTGGGTTTCTTCGCCAATATCCATTAACTGATCTCCAAGTTCTAAAATTTTCATTTCTGGTTTTGCATATTGCAAAAAAAGATTATGAGTTATTGAGTGAATCATATTGCAAATTAATTACATTCCTCTAAGAAAAAAAATAACAGAATCCGGAACATCTTTTTCCTGGTAATACATTGAAAATTGGCCTGGTTCATGAACCTTACACCCCAATTGATTTAAAATAATTGAAGCCGCTGATTGATCTTGCCTATGGTGCAAAAATCTAGGGTCAGAACTTTGGTTGTCATGAAACCTTGAACCGTTAAAAACTCCATCTTTTGCGGCCTGGATAAACCTTTCAATAAATTCTTTTCCGATTGGATTTGTAAGATTTACGCCAAACATTGAAGTTGAAGCAACTGGCATTTTTTCAGCTTGATCTCTGGAAACTTCAAAGTAATGTAAGCAACTATCTGAACACTCCTGAGCGCAATTATAACCATTTGACCAAAAATAATATCCCTGTTCGTTTATAATATCAAAGATTGGGTTTGGGTCTTTGATAGCCCAAACACTGGCATCTAACCATAAAATATGAGTATAGCCCTTCTTTATTGCTTCTTGAAATGCAGCCGCTTTGACATTGTAATTATTGCCAGTGCCAAAATTCATATTTGGCCAATCGATCCAAGTTAATATGTCCCAATTAAAACCGTTATAAATAAGGCTTTTATGCAGTCTTTCAACTCCTTTGTAATACCAACTTCCAATACCTGCTGAAATTATACAGGCTTTAATTTTTGATTCCATATTTTTCTAAATGAGGGGCAAATTTGTAACGGTAATAATAAAGAACCTTGCTAATATAAGTTTCTGTTTTAATTAAGCCACTGAATTTAAGTCTTTTACTGAAGTCATGGTCCTCTCCATATCTAAGGTCTTTATAACCAATCTTTAAGGCTATTTCCCTTTTTATTGGAACCTTTGGATATGGGGTTCTAAGGTAATCAAAGCCTCTTTGTTTTTCAGCCCATTTTAAATACCGATTTGAAACCGATTCTGTTTTGCCAGGTGTTCCAATACATTCAATTTGATGCCCTACACAATCCGGATTTGATTCCAAAGCCTTTAATATTTCATCCACATAATCAGTAGGAACCCAGTCATCAGAATCAATCATGACAACATATTCGCCTTTGGCATTTTCAAGCATCCTTTGACGTTTTGCACCAATTGAAATTTCTTTATTGTCAATGTCGGTTATTATTTCAACTGGCTTAAATTCAGATTGAATTTCCAAATGTTTAACTAGTATCTCAGTCATTTCTGACCTGTCAAAAGTTGAAGGAATGAGAATTGAAAGCTTAATCATATTGAAAATCCTTTTCTTTTTCGGTTATCAAAGTTTCTTTTATCTTGCAAATGAACTGATTTTGATTCAGTTTTTTGATATTGTGCATCATTTGGCCCCTTGCCATAAGCTGGATGCAAATGCTCAAAGATAATGCTATCAATAAATTTATACCTGCCTCTTTTTTTTGCGACCTCCTGAGCCTCATTATCGCACCAGACTGAAACATAAGAAGGATGGTAAATGTAGCCATCTATATCAAAATACTTTCTTCCAACTATTGACATGGTTGAAAGTGCATCTATTGGGTCATGGTTTGAATCTCTGAAATGGACAAAACCATCCAAGTCAGGAAAAAACATTCTGAAAGCTAATTGAATCTGCATATCAAAACCTTTAACTACGAAAACCTGGTCGTCTGAAACATTTACCAGAATATCCCAAACTTTAAATTGATCAATATCCCGATTTATTGCGTCAATTTTATTCTTTGACTTGCCAAAAAAGTAATGCAATTCCAATCCAAAATTATCATTTAACCAGTCGGTAAATTCTGCATTATTGACTGTTTTATCGTTTTCATCTAATGTTAAACAAATTAGATAATCAGGGTTTGAAGCATTGTTTTTAATGCTTATCATTGTTTCTTTCAGGCGGTTTGGCCTTGAACGTGAACTTATCTTATAAAGTATTTTAGCCATATTTACTTTTCAAATAAGATTTAACAAGTTGCTCAATTGAAGCCCCTAAAAACCGTTCGCCATTATCTCGGAAATAAAGAAAGAACCTATTGAGTTCTTTTTCAAGTTGCTCGCTCTCCATTTCTTTGGCTTGGTCAATAAGTGAATACATAATACCATATACACCTACGGTTGCTTCAAGTTTATTAAACTCTTTTTCAAGCCATTCTACTGCTGTTTGTTTTTTCATCTTACTTTCCATAGGTTTCGTTGTAATACTCTTCTCCATTAAGAAATTCTCCCCACTGGTTTACTGAGAAGTCATCATTTGCATCAATAATTTCTTGCTTGTGCATTTCTTTGGCTTGGTCAATAATATCTACTGGTATCAATCCAATAAAATCTTCTACTTGGTCAATTAACCATTCTACTGCTGTTTGTTTTTTCATATTGTTTCTAATCTAAAATTTCAAGTATAATTTCTGCAAAAGCAACTACATCTCTATTCCTTAAATCCCCTGACTTTTGTAGTTTAATAAAAGCCAAAATAAAAGGCTTTAAATCATTTATTTGCTCGTCTGTTATCATAAAAAACCTTTTTGTGAATAATCACTAAACTTCATCAATGGGCCATTGAACTTGACTGGAAAAGTACTTGTATCCCCATCCCGAAACTTTGCAATATCAACTATGCAAAGATTTTCAACAGGAAAAGATTCGTTATCAAAATCAACTGATTCAGTCATTTTGTAATACTCAGGACGCATTAAGAAAATCACCATGTTTGCATCTTGCTCAATTGATCCCGATTCTCTTAAATCTGCTAATTGAGGCATTTTAGAAGGTCTTGATTCAACTGCTCTGGATAATTGCGATAAGGCAATGATAGGAATATTTAAGTCCTTTGCCAACACCTTCAAGCCTCTGGATATTTCAGCGATTTCACCCTCTCTATTTTGGCCTTTTTTATTTTGCCCCGACATTAATTGCAGGTAATCCACTACTAACAATTTTATACCAAACTTCTTTTTCCACATCAAAGCCTTAGAACGTAGTTTTCTTATGTTTAGCCCTGCTTCATCATTAATCTGTAATGGCCAATTCCTGACCCGATTTGCGGAACTGTAAAGCCTTTCTCTATCGTAGTTGTCTAAGATGTTTCTTTTAATCTTAAAGGCAAATACATCTGAATCCTGACTAATCATTCTTTCGATCAATTGTTCACTTGACATTTCAAGACTAAACATTCCGGTTGGAACATTGGCAATTGATAGGTTTCTAAGAATTGACAAAACAAAAGCTGTTTTTCCTTGCCCGGGTCTGGCAGCAAGAATGATTAAATCCGTATCAACTAACCCGCCTGTCTTTTCATCTACTATCTTGATGCCAGTAGACAGCCCTGCGAGGCCCGTAGCGTTGTGCTCTTGCCATTTCTGGCTTACATCGTACACAACGGTTTGTATCGTCCTCTCGTCCTCTGTAATGACTTGTTTCATTAGGTTATCCAATCCATCATGAATTTTTGCAACTGTATCAAAAACGTCATCGGTTTCGGAAATAGAACTATTGATAAGCCTTGCCCCTATTTGGCCGATCTCACGCTTTAAAAAGTTTTCAAGTAGAATTGATATGTGAACTTCAATGTGAGCCGTTGAAGCTACTTTTTGAGAAAGTAGAGAAAGCTTTTTTGCACCTCCGACCTTTTTATAGTGTCCTAGACTTTTTAATTCATGCGCAATGGTTACAATGTCAATCTTTTTGGAATCTTTTATAAAGTCAAAAAATATTTGTGCAATTATTCTGTGATCCTCCGATTCAAAAACATTTACAGATTGAATTCTATTTGAAAATTCAATTTGGGCTTCTTTGTCGAGTAAGACTGAACCCAATACTATTTCTTCAATTATTTGATTTTCCACCTTTAAAAGCTAATTTGGTTGATGTATCTTTATTTTCAAATTTGTTAAATTCAGGTTTTGGTTTAAAAATACCTGCCCAATTATTTGCCATACTTTGTTCAATAATGTTTTCAGCATTTTCAAATTTGTTTTCTGAATATTTGGTAAGGATTTTTACAAAGGCATTTAAGCTAGCCTGAGATTTATAATTTTCCTTTCTAGAATTTTTATAATCAATCCATTTTTGAACTAAAGGAATAAATATACCAAATTCAGAAAAATCAAAACCCTGTATTGTTTTAGGTTTAAGGTTTAAGGTTATAGGTTTATCTATACTACTATTGCTTTCCCCTATGCCTAAGGTTTGCTTTCCCCTATGCCCAAGTATTGCTTTCTCTAATGCTTTCCCCTTTTTTGGTATAGCACTTTTAAGAGTTATAATATTTGCAGTATATTGATTTTTTGATTTTTGAACCATTCCAATAAAGCCCCAAGCAACTAAATCATTAAAATATCTTATAAAAGTTTCATGCTTTTTTATACCTAATGCATCCATTGCCATTTGACTTGGAAGGCCAAATTTATCCTTCCATCCAAGCCGATTGCATTGGTCAATTACATAAAAATAAATTGCAGTATGGTTTGGATTAACTAGTTCAGGGTTTTCAAAGGACCAATCAAACCAGTTACGGCTTAACTCATATCCATTCATTGGAAACCTTTATAAAAAACTCCTGAATTATTAAAATAGTATTTTTATCAACAAAAAATTCTAAATCTTGTACTATTTCAGAATCATCGATTTTTGTCTTTTGAATTACTATAGATCCAAATGGATCTCCTTCTGTTTTTTCATAAACAATTTGAACCCTAGTATCGGGTATAAAAAGTGTCTTTTTATTCTCAATCATAAAAAATAAAAAACCTCACCCGACTTTCATTGGTGGAACCCGCAAGGATAAGCGGCCAATTACTGATCGAGTGAGGTCTGTTAAATTTCTTCATTTCCTTTTTTCCGAGTTCCAATCGGGCCTTTCGGCAATGCAAATATAACTAAAAATACATTGCAGAAAGCCACAATGCAAAAAACATTAAACCAAGTATTCCAATAACCATATTCCAAAACTTCAACTTGTCAATAATTTTAAAAGCTATTTTGTTTTGGTCCTTTTCAGAATTAATAATTGAATTAAGCTGGTTTGCTTCTTTGGATTTTGTTTCTAATAGATTTTCAGCTTCTTTTTGGTAGGCTAGTAAATCATTTGTAATGGATGTGTTCCTTCTTACCAGTTCATTGTATTGGGCTCTTATTTTTAAGTCCAATTCTACATTTATCAATTCTAATTCATCAATCCTTTGCTTATTGGTCTTTTGCGCCACATCTCGCAGGTTCTCAGATTTTGCCAATTGTGCTTCCAGTTCTTCTTTGCGGATTTTTAAACGTCTTGAATATTCTTTGGAACTTTTTAAATCCCTTTCAAGAGTTTCAACTTTGGCAATGTATCGCAACACATTTGCAGATAAATAGAAAGCATCTCTAATAGGTCCATCAACTGTTAAATGGTAATTAA